TGACATCAGTATATTAAACGGTAAAGCAAAATGGAAAACGATCCGCTATTTGAATACTTTTCTTCAGATGCGTAAATGAGCATTTTATCACAGACGAGTTCAATGTAACAAAGTTATTATAAAGGATTAAATATATCATGAAACTAGCACTAGAAGAAAAATTATTAGAACAAAAACTACGCTTTTATCTAATGGTAAATGGCATCATAGCCTTATCATTTTTTATTGGCTGTGTTGTATTGTTATATAAAGTTATAAAGGTAATTGTTGAATGAGCCAAGGTAAAGCTGGACCACAATGGGGTGAAAAAGTTGTTGCTGGACTTATAGTGGGTCGCAATAACACAGTGGTGCCACCTATAGAAGTTCAAGACTTGGCCAGTATAGGCTGTACCAACCGAGATATTGCTAACTGGTTTGGTATTACAGAAACAGCATTAGTTAATAACTTCGCTGATTATCTCATAAAAGGCCGTGAGGATTTGAAGATAACACTACGTAGATCCATGCTTAAAAATGCCTGCGTTAACTTAAATGCCGCAGTTCAAATCTTTCTAGCCAAGAACATGTTGGGCATGAGCGACAATGGCATGACCACAGACAACAGTAAAGTATTGCCTTTTACTGATGATGATGAAAAACCCACTGATGAACAATTAGCGGACATGCAGGAAGAATATAAAGAACTAAATGGCATTAAGTAAAGCACAGCGCATGATCGCAGATGCGCCATTTAGATTTAGAGTTGCTTGCTGTGGAAGGAGATTTGGAAAGACGCATTTAGCACTTAGAGAAATCGCAAAGTTTGCCGCACAGCCAGATCAAAAAGTAATTTATGTTGCGCCAACTTATCGCATGGCTAAAAATATTTTATGGAAAAAGTTAAAAAGAAAACTTACATCAATAAACTGGGTGCGTAAAGTTAATGAAACAGAACTAAGTCTAGAATTGGTTAATGGCAGTGAAATACAACTTAAAGGTGCTGATAATTATGACAGTTTGCGTGGTACTGGAAATAATTTTATTGTCATGGACGAAGTTGCGGACATGCATCCTGAAGCATGGTATGAAGTATTACGCCCAACATTAAGTGACACAGGTGGACACGCTCTCTTCCTAGGCACACCCAAAGGTATGAATCATTTTAAGGATTTGTTTGACAACGCACAAACAAAAAGTAATTGGGTAAGTTTTCAATTCACTACATTAGATGGTGGAAATGTGCCTGAGGAAGAAGTAGAAGCCGCTAGACAAGATTTAGATATACGCACATTTAATCAAGAATATTGCGCGACCTTTGAAAACTTTAGTGGCATCATTGCCTATGCTTTTGGCACACACAACATTAAACCTGCTGAAACAGTAACAGCAACAGAGCCATTGATCCTAGGTACAGACTTTAACGTAAGCCCGATGTCATGTACCGTGATGAGACGCACTAGAGATGGATTACATCAAATAGATGAGATTGTTCTTTATAGTAGTAATACTAATGAATTGATAGATGAGATACGTAATAGATATCCTAGAAATCCAATAACGATATACCCTGATCCTGCGGGCGTTCAACGCAAAACATCAGCAAACGGCAACACAGATATAAAGTTATTAGAAAATGCAGGCTTTACTGTGCGTTATCATAGACAGCATCCCATGGTCAAAGATAGAATAAATGCCGCAAACAGCTTATTTCATTTGCGTGATGATTCTACTACTAGGTTTTACATTGATCCTCGTTGTAAGCATACTATTAAAAGTCTTCAGCAATTCTGCTACAAAACGGATAGCCAAATACCAGACAAGGATTCAGGATTTGATCACATGTTTGATGCGATATCTTATGCAATACAATTCCTATTCCCTATCAACAAAGAACAACCACTAATACTGCCGAAAAGATTCGGTCACGAATTAGCATAAATACTAAACTAATATTGGAGCCTAAAATATGGCAGAATTACAGACATTTCAAAATGCCTATTTACAGGCAACAGCAGGCAATACAACTTACAGCCGAAATCAATTACGCTGGCAGTTTTTGTTAGCCAGCTACACAGGCGGACAGGCCTATCGTGAAGGAGCATACCTACAGCGTTATGCTTTAGAAAATGACACACAATACGCAGTTAGATTAAACAACACGCCTTTAGATAATCAATGTCGCAGTTTAATTTCATTGTATATTAGTTTCTTATTTAGAGAAAAACCACATCGTGAGTTTGGCAGTTTAGAAAATAACTTTACCATTGAAGATATTTTAGAAGATGCTGACTTGGATGGACGCAGTATGGATGCGTTTATGAAAGATGTGGCAATATGGAGCAGTGTATTTGGACATGTATGGATCTGCGTAGCAAAACCTGATGTAGGTGCTATCACCCTAGCAGATGAACAAGCAATGAACGCTAGACCATATTTGTCAATGTATAATCCATTAGCAGTCACAGACTGGCGTTGGGCTAGACAGCCAAATGGTGGTTATCAATTAGAATATATCAAGTATGTAGAAGAAGTCAATGGCACAGAAACAGTGGTCAAAGAATGGGGCTATGATACAATTACAACTTATAAAGTTGATACGCAACAAGAAATTGTTTTAGAAATGACTCAAGAAATAAATGGTCTAGGTTATCTACCATTTGTTTGTGCTTATGCTGAACGCAGTCCTGTTCGTGGCATTGGTAATAGTTTGATTGATGATATCGCAGACCAACAGCGTATGATTTATAATGAATTGGCCGAAGTCTATGACAGCATTCGTTTAGATACTCATCCAAGTCTAGTTGCCACAGCAGGCACTAACGCACAAGGTGCAGCCGCTGGTCAAGTTATCACCATGGAAGAGAATTTGGATCCAAACTTAAAGCCATATGTCTTACAGTTTGAAGGTGGCCAGATTGATAAAATTTATAACTCAATCAACAATAGAAAAAAGATGATTGACAGCATGGGTAATGTAGGAGCAGTTCGCGTAACAGAAACTCGTGAAATGTCAGGCATTGCCATTGAAACAGAATTCCAATTATTAAACGCACGCCTAAGTAGTATTGCTGATAACTTAGAACTAGCAGAAGAAAATATATGGCAGATTATCTATACATACATGGGTTATACATGGGATGGCGAGATTGAATATCCAGATAACTTTGCACTACACAACACTGACAATGAATTAAGTCAATTGAAAACAGCCAGTGAGATTATCAAAGATCCAGTTAAACTTGCTGTTATTGAAAATGAAGTTATGAGTACATTAGATCTTGAAAGTCCAGAACATGAGCTAGAAGAAGAATACGCTGAACAAATGGGTGTTCCCGCTCCTGATGAATTACCCAGTCCACGAACTGGACTGCGTTCGGCATAAGCACAGACAAAAGGCAAATAACCTAGGCCATTTACTTCTTGAGTCATTTCTAGCACAATTTCTTGTTGTGTATCTACTTTATAAGTTGTAATAGTATCGTAGCCCCATTCTTTGACTACAGTTTCAGTGCCATTGACTTCTTCTACGTACTTGATATATTCTAGTTGATATCCACCATTAGGCTGACGAGCCCAACGCCAATCTGTTACTGCCAATGGATTATACATTGACAAATATGGTCTTGCTCCCATTGCTTGTTCATCTGCTAGTGTAATTGCACCGACATCAGGTTTAGCTACGCAGATCCAAACGTGTCCAAATACACTACTCCATAACGCCACATCTTTCATGAAAGAATCTAGGCTGCGTCCGTCTAAGTCAGCATCTTTTAGAATATCTTCAATGGTAAAGTTATTTTCTAAACTGCCAAATTCACGGTCTGGTTTTTCTCTAAACAAAAATGAGATATAAAGTGAAATAAGACTGCGACATTGATTATCTAAAGGTGTGTTTAGTAATCTAACTGCGTATTGACTATCTGTTTCTAAAGCGTAACGCTGTAGGTAAGCGCCTTCACGATAGGCTTGTCCGCCTGTAAAGCTGGCTAACAAAAACTGCCAGCGTAATTGATTTCTGCTGTAAGTTGTGTTTCCACTTGTTGCCTGCAAATAGGCATTTTGAAATGTTTGTAACTCTGCCATGTATTAGGCTCCAATATTAGTAATGTATTTATGCCAATCTTTGCTGTATAAGTTGGCAGTATGTAGCATCTATCTCTGTGCCAATACTTGTTCTATTCAGTCTTTCGCTGACTGCTAATGTTGTTCCACTACCTGCGAATGGATCATATATAATGCTATCTTCTTTAGTTGTCAGTAGAATACAATTTTCAGCAAGTTGTTCTGGAAACGGTGCCGGATGTCCTTGCTGTCGTTGTGGAGTAGTCTATTTGGGCTCGTTTGGATCTGCGTAGCTCAACCTGATGTCGGTGCAATTACAGTAGCAGATGAGC